AAAAGCACTATATTGAATATAAGGATTATTTGCAGAGCTATTAAGTCCAGCAAAATCTAAATTAAAAGCTATAAGCGCTTGAGTAGTTGGTAAGTTAGAATTACTTAATTCAATAAAAGGAATATACTGTGGTTCTATATTTGTTAAATCAGAACCTCCTGTAGTTAATAATACTAAACTATGAATATCAACTATATTTGTAATAGTACTATATTCAGCAGTCATTACAAATTGTGTACCTCCAGCAGGTATAATAGGTAATAATGGATAGACTAATAAATTATCTAAACCATTATATGTTGGAGAATTTACATTGCTATCTTGAATATAATTCCATCTAAAGGCATCTAATGCTCTAGCTAAAAATCCATTAACATAAATTTGATATCCTTTATTCCAAAAGTTTACTGTAATTATAAAACTATATAACTGAGTAGTTGGATCAAATGTTAATATTGGGCAATCACCTACTGTTACTTCAGTATCAATATTTTCTTCCCATATTGTTATAAGAGCAACATTAACCATATCAACAAATGTTTGTATATTATGAACATCAAAATAAGCTAAAGGAAAATTTTGGCAGTTGAATCCATTAGGAACGCCATCAGTTGGGGGTAATGGATAACCATATGTATTTTCAGAAAGATATTGTAAAAATGCTGTAATACCATCACTATAATCAGCTCCTTCATTAATTGGAATTAATAATCCATCATCAACAGATGGATTATTAAATTGTTGAGTTAAAGTTTCGTTAACAATTGAAATACTGAAGTTTGTTCTACATAGTTCAAAATTTATATCAGGTGTTTCAACTGATCCTTGTATAATATTTTTAAAAATATTAAAGTAAGGAATATTACCAGAGCTAACAGTTACTGACTTAACATAGATATCATACTTGCTAATATCGCTTACAATTTCGTTAACGCTTAATTCAATATCACAAGGAATATTACCGGATATTGTCTCATTTGTATTCGTTTGTTGTAATGTAATATAGATACCTGATTTATCTTGTGCCGTTGATCTTGACATTGTTATATATAATAGATTAATAATATTTAATTCTAAACTAATTAAAAATTATTGTTAATTTTAAATATTATTCTTTTTATAAATAATGATTTACCACTAAATTATTTTTTAATTATTTTTTAATTATTTTTTCTAAATTTATTTTTGATGAACAATTTTTACAAACATTGTCCTCAATACCTTTCCGTTTTAAAAAATTAAAATTAGCAGTTCCAACTAATCTACTATTATTACATTTACTACAAATAATTTCTTTATCTTTTTTTAAAATATCATTCTTATTATCTTCATAATATTTTTTCTTTCTTTCATTTATTTTATCTTTATTATTTATTAACCATTGATTTAAAAGATTTTGTTTTCTATCTGGATTTTGTATATTGATAATAACCCTATCCGAATTTAATGAATTTTCTTTTTTTGATACATATCTTAAGTTGGTTAAATTATTATTTAACTTGTTTCTATCTATATGGTCAATCACAAATTTATCATCTTCTTTGTTTCCTAAAAAACATTTAGCAACTAACTGATGAAATAAAAAATTTTGTCTTTTATTATTTCTTTTTATTTGAAAATATCTATATCCACGATTTCCTATAGTACCATTTATAATTTTATATTCGTTATTATTTAATAATTTTCTACAGTTTCCAAAATTAGATATTTCATATGATTCAAAACAGATTTTCCATTCTTCCATTTTATATATTTATAATTATATAAATTATCTTTAAATGGTAATTTTACCATTCAATTCCATAATGTGTGATAAGCCCAATAATTCGGACTGTTCTTATCTTTATAAGTTAATTCTCCATATTTATTAACTATCTTTGATGAACGTGATCTATATAATCTTCTACGTTTTTTGTCTAGATGTTCTGGATATATATGAAGTTCTTTTGGTATAATATCTGAAGTTTTATAATGTTCATATAGTGTACTACCATATGGAATCCATCTACCATTATAATAAACATCATACTTCTTATTCTTATGAGTTGATATTCTAAATTCGACCATTATATATTATAAATTTAAATAATGAATTATTTATATCTAAAAAACAGTTTTTTAAAATGGATTTTAAGTAATTAAAATACATTTCTTTGTGCATAATTCTTTTTACCAATAATGTTGTATATAAAACTGAATATATTGTATAAAATATCAATTAATAATACCTAATTAATATTAATTATGTTTTAATAATCGATAAAACGTATTAAATAATGGATTATTAGTAATTAAAATTGAGTATTTAATAATGGTTTTTAGAATTATATAATTCATTATTGATAAAAAGAATTACGCACAAAGGAATAGTGAACTTTAACAATAAATTATTCAGTTTTAAAATTAAATAATTTATTATATTATAAAATGGATGATAAGAAATCAATATCATATCCATTATCTGGCGCTGATATTAAGAAAGCATTAGATAACAAAGTTAAATTGATAACGTATAGTGATCTAATGCAATATGATAATATATTTGATGTTTTGAAACCATATAACAAAGTAATAATACTATTTGAAACCACAGCTAGATTAATTGGTCATTACTGTTGCTTATTTAAATGTAATAGTGAAATTACTGGTGAATCAATTCAATTCTTCGATCCATATGGTATAAGACCTGAAAAGCAATTATTATATGCAGCAGATTGGTTAGTAGAGGTTACTAACGCAGAAAACAATTTACTTTATAGATTATTCCAACAAGATGAAATACCAATAAGATATAATCAATATGACTTACAAAAATGGAGTAAGAAGGTTTCGACGTGTGGAAGATGGTGTATAGTTAGATTAATGTATGATCAATATGATGAGAATGAATTTTATCAAATGTTTAAAAAGAATTCTCCAAAGCGCTATTTCGATAAGATAGTTGTTGAATTAACAAATAAATTATTTTGAATTAATAAAATTAATATGAATATTTGTTTTTATATGATGAGACCAATTACAATTACTTACTTTATAATTACAAATATCACATTGTTTTTTTTCTGTTGACCAATTATGCTTTGAAACTTTACGAGATTCTTTATTATCATTTATCCATTCAGAGTTAGTTCTTGTTGGTATACATTTATTCACACAAATATTATTTTCAATATAATATCTTTCTCTTTTATGTAACTCTTTTCTATCTTCGAAAATGACATATTTAATTATTTCAAATTTATAATTGTTATTTTTAATAATATCAAATGAAGTAACCCAATTATGTTCACCATTTAAAAATTTTTTATATTCTTTTTTATGATCATTAAATCTTTGATTTAATTTTTGTGTTGTTGATCCAATATAGATATTTCCATTTGTATTATCGATAAGTTTATAAATTTTTCCTACTTTTAATTTCTCCATTATATAATTATTTAAATATAATTATTTATTTTTTTAATCATTTTTTATTTATTAAACTTTGCAGTAACTAGAAATTTATTCGCATGACCATGTACCTGCGCAAGACCGTTAAACACTTCGCCCCATTGAGGATCATTAGGAGGAAAGAGAAAATCACGTTCTGCTTGTGATATACGATTGATCCAAGTTGCTGCATTAGTCCCCAATACCTTCTGGTAGTAAATTAGAGCACTGTACCTTGCTTGATCTTGACCATTAGCAATTAAACCATTTGGTAAAAGAATCTCGTAATACTTTGGATCTGTATCTGGATATTCTGGATTAGTAAGTATCACGTTATCTTGGAAGACATCAATACCTTGTGATTCTAATCTTTGTTGTATAGTAGCTTTTGGTTTATAAAAAATTCCAAGAAGAGCATTGGCTGCTTCTTTTGCTAATCCGATTATCGGACCAACCTCAGGAATTTCTGTACTTAAGTCAGCTACTGTGTCTGCAACTTGTCCATAAGGTACTGTTGATAAGTCTTGAATTTGATCCTCTGGAGGATGACCTTCTACTAATGATTGTTGATAAGCAGCGAAGTCTTGCACAGGGATCTCTTCAATGCCAGTTGTTGGATTAACAACTGGTTCAACTAATTGACCCCCTCTCATTTTTCTTCCATGAATTTTTTTTCCATGAATTTTTTTTATTTCTTTTTTTATTTCTCTCTCAATTTGTTTTTCCATAACTGATAATTTCTTCATAATGTGATTATATATATATTACAAAGATATTTAATTATATATAAATAATGATATTAATTAATTTTTTCTAAAGTTCCCCTTGAGACCACGGTAATGGAGTCAATGTGAAAGTTGATGTTGAATTAGAAACAATAATATCGCCAAACATTTGAACCTGGAGTTGACCTCCGCCGCTTGAGCCGGTATAAATAATAGCACTTACTGAAGTAGTAAACGGAACATTTAAAGTGATGCTCGCTGTGTATACTGCTCTCGTTCCACTTGCATACCCTAATACACGTGCTCCTCCAACGCTAGCTAATAAACCAAGTTGACTTGAAGATACTGGAGGCGTAATTACTGCTGTTGTCATAGTACCACCGTAATTAATATTTAATAGATAATATTGATTAGGAGAATTAAAGAGCATAGTAGTATTTGCATTAATAAATACAGCGTTACCATTGTTTATAACTGTACTATTCCAATTAATAGAATTCCATGCGGCTCCTGCTTGCGATAGCGAAAAACCAGTTGATGTGTAATAATTAGATGTATTTGGTGCATATGCTATAACCTGTTTACTTCCATCAGGAAACACTAAGCCTGCATCAGCACTTTGTGCTATATTAGGTAATGTAAGAACTCCGCTTGAATCTAAAGTACAAGTTATCGCTTTATTATTTACATTTAATTCAATATCATCTTCATTAATATTAATACTACATAGTTCGGTAGTTGGAGGAATCCGGTCGTCATACCCTGATATCAAATTTAAATATCTACTTCCGGGGTTGAGACTATTATTATAAATTTCTTTTGTATTAATGATGGTTGATCCATTGCAATCAATAGTACCATCAGCAGGCAATTGTAAAGTACCATTAGATGCTAAGGATATTAAAGTAGATGAACCAACTTGTATCACAACTTGATTACTTTCTAATCTGATTTCTCCGTTTTTAGCTAATGGTGTACCATTGTATATATCAATAGTTTGACTCTCATTACTAATAGTATTAGCATTAACTATATCATTATTATTCATATTAAGAGAAGCATCACTAAAATTTAATACTCCATTATTATCAAATGTTATTAAATTTGTTCTGTTATTACTTGTTAATGATAATGTATCATTACCAACAATAAGTTCAGTCCCAATATCATTATCATTATAGGCTATAATATTAATAGTTCCTGTGCTTCCTGCTAAGGTTTGAATATTAGTAGCATTCCCAACACCTGCTGGTAATGTTAAATTTGCATTAGTATCAAAACTCCATGTATTAGAAGTGGCGCCATTTTTAGTTATTATTGACACACTACCATCACCATCATTTAATAATATCTCTGCGCCTCTTTCAGCCCCTACAGTATTAAAAATCTCTAAATTAGTTCCAGTACTAAAGATATTTGATACTCCTTCTATATCAGCATTATTCATAATTAAATTATTAGGAATTTGTACTTCACCAGTACTATCTAATGTTATTGTACTGTTGCCATTATCAACTGTTAATAGTATACCAGTACTACTATTAATACTAAGATTACTATTAGCAGAAGACGTAGTAATATTAGCATTATATGGAAGATTTAATACCGGATCAGATCCAGTACTATCAAAAGACCATATTTGAGTATTAGAATTTATATTTACAGGATTTACTGCATTTCCTACTATGCTGCCTGAATCTCCCATATAAATATTACCACCAGTAGATGGTAAATAAAAATCACCCTGCCCATCGAACGTCCATGAGTGATTAGGTACACCTACTGATACACTAACATCGTTAATAAAAATTTGACCTCCTTCTGGAGCACCAGGCTCACCACCTACATATAAATCTACAGTACCATTTAATGCAGAATTAATTTGAATATTTGTATCTTCTAAAATTAATACATTTGATAATGATGTTATAGGGCTTACAGCTGGGTATATAGACCAATTTTGTGCAGCACTTAAAGTAGTATGAATATGACTGATTGTATTGTCTCTATATTCGATGGTTAAAGTCTTATCTGATCCTGCTACAGCAAAATTTGCATACACAATTATTTGAATTCTTGAAGAAAGAGATGCTAATTCATATAATGGTACTAGCAATGAATATGTATATAATCCTTGCGCGTTTAATATAGCTGTAGCGCTGGATGAAGATCCTGTAGCAATAAAACCGATAATACTACTACCATCTGATGCTACTTCAATAATGCTAAAATAATAAGTAATGCTACCAACAGTACTATTACTATTTTGTGCATATAAATTCATATCCCAATATCCTGGACTTATTGTAGTACTGGTTAATATTCCGGCAGGAGTTGTCAATATAGTAGTTGGGAAATTAGGAAAGGCATCCGCGGTTATGGTTTGAATTACTTGTGTACCAGTGATTGGTGTAAAATTTAATGTTCCATTTAGTACTTGTCCAGTTTGAGGTGTAGTAGATCCAATATCCATATATAATACTAATCCACTGCTTGTACCATTTTGACCAGGTTCTCCGGTGGCTCCGGTGGATCCGGTGGATCCGGTGGCTCCGGTGGATCCGGTGGATCCCGTTGCGCCTGTCGCCCCTGGTATACCCCCGGGATTCTCTATCCATGTTACAATACCCCCTGCTCCACCACTGGATAATACATATCCAGCAAGTCCAACACTATTATCACCATCAGTGATAGTACCTAATAAACCTAAATTAGTAGTACATGTAATTTGACTACTTTGAACTCCTTTGTCAATAAATACATATGTATCGGGATATAAATCAATACGATCATTTGCAGATCTTATTGAGACTGATCCAGTAGCTCCAATCTGAACATTAGAGTCAGTATTAAGGTCAATGAAATTACCGGTAGCTCCTTTGATTAGAAAACCATTAGTATTAATATCAGTAAGTGCTGGATAATTTGCCCATAAACTAGCATCCCCTGCTGGTGGAGCACCATTAATTGTACTACATGTGACATTAGTACTAGTTATATTTGAAACTCCACTTGCTAATACGTTCAATCCAACATATGTAGACTTTGTAGTGGTTGGAAATGATGTGAAACCAGCACAATTATTAAAAATTACCTGTAGAGGTAAACTATTTAATAATGAAAAAACAGCCCCATTAAAACCACAATTAATAAAATAGCATACACCAGCGAATGTAGGTAGTACAACTATATTGCAATATTGATCAAACTCGCAATTAGTGAAAGTTATAAAACTACCTGCACATGCATCAATTTGAATCTGATTTGGTATTGATGAAGTACCTTGCCATACAACATTATGTAGATTATGCCCGCCTGAACCTGATATAACACTTGAACCTGAATCAAATTGAACATTACCTATATTAACATTTGTAGATGATCCTGTTATTTGCAATTCTCCCAGTAGTTCGCATAGCACCCCAGAATTTTGACTTGGTGAAATTATCGATATATTAGATAAATTATTAATTGTGATATTACCTGTAATAGACCCCGATGAAATATATATACTATCACCGCTACCTGCGATATCAATAGCGCTTTGTACTGAATTAACATTATCGTTAACATATATACTATTCGATGTTAACGAGATCGTTGCTTTGTCAATCCAAGCAACATTATCACCTGTTGATGATAATAAATAACCATCTTGTCCAACTGAATTATTTACATCTTCTAATTGACCTTTTACATCTAATAATTGAGTTGATGATATTATAGGGGTACTAATTGTATTTGATAAATTGATGATTGGATTAGCTGTTGTCCCTGTAATTGAAATATTATTATCGCTATTTGTTATACCCAATACAACATCTAACCAACTAGATGTATTATCACCATTAGAAATAATAGCTTTACCAATATCTATTGATCCTGTTGTCCATCCAGTTGGTAGATCAATAGCATTAGCTAATTCATTGCCTCCTGATAAGGTTACTGTACCTCCTACAACTGATTGACCTGATAAAACAACAGCTGATAGTGTATTAGTTACTTGAATATCACTTGCTAGATTAATAGTAATATCTGATGTTCCAGTAATTTCTAAATTATCATCTGTATTAGTAATAGTGTCTACTTGACCACCACCTCCACCACCTCCATCAGTCCATATTAAATTAGTTCCACTTGGAGGACATGTTAATACTTGACCTGCAGATGGCTCTGTGGTTGGTAATGTATATAATTCATTACCTTCTTTGTCAAACATAGCTAATGGTTCATTAGAAGCAAATGAGTTTGCTTGGATATTAACTGATGTTTGTAATGTTGTACTGTCTAATACTGTTAATGTTGATATTTCAGTTGCTTGAAAATTTAAATTTCCTGCTTGCAAATTTTGACAGGTCAAAGACCCTAATGTCATTTCTGCCGTTGGATAATCCATTCTATATATATAAACATTGTTTATTTATTATTAAATAAATTAGAAATGTAATTTTTTTGATATTAGTTTATCAATCTTTGATTTATCTTTTGATGAAATTTCTACATTGTTATCGTCAAGACCAGTTCCAATACCTACTACTTGACCAATTCTATTTAATACATGAGATAGATCAGTTACTTTGTTTGCTATTTTACTTGTTGTTGATGTTGGAGCTAATACTTTGCTAATATCTTGATAAATAAAATTAGATATGTTAGATGGTACTGTTGTATTTGCTAATTGAGCAGTTGCTTTTAATATATTTAAAATATAGTCTTGACAATTATATTGACTGGCTATATAATCAGTAAGAGTCTTTCCCATATTCTTTTTAAGTTGCTCAATCATTTGACCGAATCTTACTATAGATGTTGATGGTACTATATAAATCATCTGTTCTGCACCCGTTGCCATTGATAATAAATCTTTACGATCCTCCCATACTATGTTAGGAGTCTTCTCTGTGAGTTGATATATGAATCCTGTCTTTGTTTCATTAGCTAATTCAAGAACACAATATAAATGATATAATTTATCAAAATTAGATTTGTAATCAAAATTACCAAGACTAATTGCTTTTAGTAAAGTAAGAGGAACATCTTGTACTGGTGTACGATATATTTGAATTCTAGTAATTATTAATGGATAATATGCTTTTTGTACTCTATCTAATGATGGAGATGAACTATTAGTAAAAACATTAGCAATATTCTTAGCTGTTTGTTTTATCTTTGATTTTAATGTGTCAAATATACCACTACCTTCAACACTTTGAATTGGACGTCGGATATTTAATTCTTCTTCTGTTGAACTTAAAATATCATTATAAATTCTATTTTCTAATTGTCTTAATTCTTCTTTTTCAATTTCTGCTTTTTCTATTTCTGCTTTTGTCTTTAATCTTATTGATATTTTATTTGGCTTTTTAACTTCTTCTCTTAATAATGCTTGATATTCTTTTTGTTTTTGCAGTTCTACCATTCCTGTGAGTAATTTACTACTATCTATTTCATTCTTTATATCATCTTCTATTTTCTTTGCTAACATAGCTGTTTCTTCTTCTTCTCTATTTAATTCTTCTTGTTGTCTTAGAAATTCTTCATCTTTTTTTACTAAATATTTTATATCAGCTTCAATTTCTTTATCACCTTTTTTAAATTTTTTTCTTAAATATTCAATATCTCCAAAAGTTGTTTTATTTAATTCATCTAGATCACCATTTTGTAAAGCAATATCAAGTATAGTATCTAATAAAGTATCTTTGTCTACTTTTGATAGACCCTTTGTTTTAAATACTGATGCGTTATTAAAAATTTTTTTCAATGAATTTTTATTTTGAATTAAAAAAGTTAATTTATTTTTTAATTCTTCCAAATTATTTTTTTTATTTAATTTTACTTCTCTATTTGTTAAATCACTGATTGTTAGATTTCTAATAAGATCATTTAATAAATTAAATTGTGATATTTCTATTGGTTCATTACCTTTAAGACTAGTTTCTTTATCTCTTATATCATCTATTTGTTTTTTAATATTGTAATAAATAGTATCTATTTCTTTGTCTGTTAATGAATTAAGAACTGAAAATCTATTCTTTTCTGTAAAGAAAACTTTATCAAATTCATCACGTGAATATTCATTATAATAATAAATATCAGGATTCTTAAGTGCTTTATCTACTACTTTCTCTTCTATTTGTTTTATTATTGACTCTACATGTGCTTTTCTATCATATGGTAAGCCAATTAATTGTTGTTTTGGAATTGGATATTTTTCTCTTGCTGGAATCTCTCTTATGTATCTCTTTTTATTTATCGATACTTTCTTTGATGATATTTTCTTTCTTTTTGTTTTACCACCTAATAAATCATTATTAGATATATAATTAACATGCAATTTTTTTAATATTCCTGACATAGTTATATATTTATATATGTAAATAAATATGTATATAAATTTATTATTTAATTAAAGTATTAAGAAATTAAATATCTACTTATAATATATAATTAAAATGTCTCTACAATCAAAGATAAAGAAGGTTGCTAGAGAGTTAGCTATGGAAGAAATGCATAAACGAGGTGGTCGTATTGGTTTAGCTTATCATGGGGTTGGATCAGCCCTATCAGATGACTATGGTCTTGATACTGTTGGTGGACGTACCCAACGTCGTAGATCAATGTCGAGAGGCCGTGCTGGTATAGTTGCGATGGGAATGAGAAAACGTTCTACAAGTCGTCATCGTTCAATGAGCAGAGGGAGAGCTGGAATGACACACCGCTCTCGTTCTCGTTCAATGTCACGCGGCCGTGGAGAAGCTATGAAAAAGCATCGTAGTCGTAGCCGCTCGATGAGCAGAGGAGGTATGACTATGAGACATAGAAGTCAATCACGTTCGCGTTCCATGTCACGTGGTCGTGCTTTAGATGATACCTACAATTTACCAGTTCAAGGTGGTCTTATTGCATACGGCATGAGAAAAAAGAAGAGCACACGTAGACCATCTGAATATAATATGTTTGTTAAGAAACATCTTTTGAAAAATCCAACACATAGTATCCGCGAAGCTGCTGCTGCGTGGCGTGAACGTAAATAAAAAAATGATTTAAAAATAAATAATTATATTTAAATAATTATATAATGGAGAAATTAAAAATTGGTAAGATTTATAAAATCATTGACAATACTAATGGTAATGTCTATATTGGATCAACAACTAAAACATTAAATCGAAGATTAAGTTATCATAAATCAGAATATAATAGATATTTAAATAGTAAAAGCAAACATACTACTTCATTTGAAATTATTAAAAATAATGATTATAGAATTGAATTAATTAAATATGTTATATACAAAGATAAAATAGAATTACTTCAAAGAGAACGTTATTATATTGAAAAAAATACATGTATTAATAAAAAAATACCATTAAGAACTGATAAAGAATATCGTATTGATAATAAAGAACGAAAAAAAGAATCTAATAAACAATATCGTAGTATTAAATATCAATGTGAATGTGGTTCATCAATATGTCAAGATGCTAAACAAAGACATTTTAGATCAAAGAAACATATAGATTTTATAAATAGTAATTAACTTATTTAAAAATTATTATATTTCTTTGTATATATAGATATGGCTTTACCTGGTACTTTAGAAAAGATTAAATCGATTAGAGCCGCTCAATTAGCAAATAGAGCAAATGGATATGTTTTTGTTAAAACAAATCCAATGTTACTTAAAAAGAAAAAATAATTAATTAAAATATAATGCCTCATATTGTAGTCAAAGTAAAGAATGGATACAAAGTAAAAGACGATAAAGTAGGTCGACCAAAGTATTATAGTAAACATCCTTTAGACTATGAGACAGCATTAGCTCAACTTCGTGCTATTTATTTATCAGAGAAAAGAAAAGGTGATAAATACATTTAATAAAATAAATGATATATATAGTTATATATTATGCCATCGTTGTTATTAAAATTTAAGAAACTAATCATTACCAGTAGTTGTTGTAACTCTGGTAATAATAATGAAATTGATGTTATTATCAAAGAATCATCTACACGATCTACATCTGTTAATAGTGTGACACCATCTAAAACTTAATTTAATCAGTTGTTGATTTAACTAAGTTTTCTAATGCATTAATTACTGCTTTGTGTTTATTGCTATTAAGATGCTTACGTTTACTTTGTATAATCATGGTACAATTACAAGCTTGACAATGATATTCTTCCTGTTTCTTTTCATTGTAATAATTCTTAATTCGTTCTTTATTATTCTTGTAATATTCTTTGAACTTTTCTATATTCATCTTATATTTTAATCTACCTTGTTCTCTTAATTGTTCTTTGTTTATTTCTTTGTTTACTAGTTTACTACGTTTATTAATACAATTTGTTGTATTATTGATATGATAAGTCTCACGTTCATTTAATTCTGCTTTGGTTTTGCATGGAAATGCTTCGATTAGTTCAATAATATAACCATCTTCTTTGATTATATCGAAGACTGTTGATGTATAAGTTACTTTGCCATTAGTATGTCTTTTATAATGATTAACATGAAGAATTAAACGATCGTCTAATGTCATCGTCGTAGCTCCAATGTATATCTTATCTGGTATATTAGTATTAGTAATCTTATAGATCTTTGAATTATCATAGTTCAATTTAACCATTCTGATTTTTTTTAAATTATTTAACATATATATTATATAAATATAAAAATTCTAAATCATTTTTTTTAAATTAATTAATTCTTAATTAATTATTTTTTAATTTAATTCCTCTAAGGCCTCTATAGTTACCTGTTTTATATTCAATAGCTCCTAATGTTTTTAGTTTCCTCTTTAAATCATATAGTGATATATTATTTGATATCTTTCTTAAATCGTCATTTAATATTTTATCATTTAAGTTGTTAGTTATCTCAAATTTATTTATAATGCTATATTCACCATAGTCTTTACAAAATAATTTAGATTCTAATTCTCTCTTTAAAATTTGAATATAAGTTAGTTCATTATTGAGGTTTTTAATCATTCTTATTAGTTCTTCTTCGTAAATATTCATCTATATATATTTATTATTATAAAATAAATTCCAAATGACTTTTTTTAGTGGGACTTTCATGGCTAATAGGAAATGATTATTAGATAATAAATGATTATAAAAAAATAATTATTATTTTTTTAGTAATATTTTATTTTAATCTTTAGAAATTTGAAGATGATGATTTATAGAAATATTTTTAGAAATATTTTTAATTTTTTATTTTAGGGTGTCTAACGTGTCTACTAGGGTGTCTACCAATTTTCTCTTTGAATTTTCTTATTTATCTTTGTTTTATTCTTTGAATTATAAAAAGTAGACAGGTAGACACCCTAGACACCCTAAAATACATTTTTGTATAAATTCTAAAAAATTTTTAAAATTCTAACAAAATAAAATAAAATTCTAAAAATATAAAAGGAATTTAAAATGGGGTGTATACTGTCTACCTGTCTAAAATTAAAAATTTTAACAAAGTTCTAAAAAATTAATTCTAAGGAAACATCATTAAATTTCCTAACATAAACAACTTTTACCATGTTGTCTAATACCATCAATGTTAATTATTTTACCCTTTACAATTTTACCATCTTCTTTTATAGACACTCTTGATTTTATATAATTTTTATAAATATTATGAGAACATAATAACATCCCAAATTTAATTGAATTCATCTCAAACTTTTCAAACCCATTACTATTCTTATATTCTACAAATATATCATATAATTTTTTATCAGATAATTTAAGTTCATTATCATTACCTTCAACATATGATTCAATAAAAAATTCAATAGGAGACTTATTAACATGTTTAAGTAATTCAGAATGCTCAGTAACTGGAATAGGAACATTAAGAAATACTTTTTCTGTCTCTAAAGTCTTATAATAGTTATATAATGTTCCAATAAAGTCTTCATTTTCTTTTAACGCATGTAACTTAGTAAAAAAACTAGAATTACCATTATATCTATCATTAGATCTAATAATACAATATCTACGATCAGTCGTAGATAAAGGGATTGGATCAATATTATTAGTTGTTATAATAAATCTATGATAACTAGTAATATCATATGGAGTAAAACCCTTTGGATTAATAGTTAAATCATATTCAGTAATTAAACCCTTCATTTTATCAGAAGAACAATCTTTCTTTGATATCTCATTGCAAATAACAAGAAATTTATTTGCCATTAAACTATTAAAATTACCCCATACATCACGAGCAGGATCAGTTGTATTAAAGACCTTCTTATGTCCAATCATCTTACTAATAATGGCAAATAATGTACCTTTACCACTACCTTCTAATGAAATAAAAACAGGACAAGTACTTTTAACTTCAGGATATTGAATCATTTGAGCAACCCATTTTTGAAAATAATTAAATACCTCTTCATTATCACCACATAATGCTTTAACAAAATCATTATATTCATCTAACTCATCATTCTTCTCAATAAAATTATTTATTTTCTCTGATGTGAATGGAATCCATAAATTAAAAATATTATCAGGTACAACACTTTCATCTGGATACACATTTAAATCATCATAAGTTCTAATACTAGGATCATCTAACCATTTAGTAATAAATTTACTAGTTACTATTTTACCATCAATCTTTTCATAATAAATCATATGAGAATATGAAGTTAATAAATCATTCTTCTTAAAATAAACAAAATCTTCATCATTATTCTTAATTTTAATGAAAAATGATTTATCTATAACCTTAAAATGTGCAACTTCAAATTCTTCTTTGACCTTTTCATAACAATAATCTTTTAACTTGCTCTCTAATAATAAACGTTGTTCATTTTCATCATTTGATTTTTTAATAATATATTCATTATATGCTACTATTATATCATCACGAGCAGATGTATATGACTTATATGCCATCTTAATAAATTGTAACTTAGTCTTCTTTGTAAGATGATCATTAAGTTTTTCTAAGATAAAGTCATTCATCTTACCATCAGAATTAGGAATACACAAACCATCAAATTCAAGACATACATGTTTTAATTTAATACACTTTTCTTTTTTAAGAAAATTATAAGTTAGATATAAGATCTCATTCTCAATAATTTGATAATAATAACTCATAAAACTTCTATTATTTTTATTGATAGAACACACATTTGTCATTTCAGGATATTTATTCTGTATACACTCATATAACTCATTATTACTATTAATAGCAATATTAGCAATCATATCACGATCCTTTATAAATGATGAAATAAATGGATGTATATCATGAGTCTTAAGTGTCTTTGGTTTATAACCTTTTGCTATATCACCTTGTTCAAGTTCTTCTATCCATGTACTAAATCCACCACCATACAATAACATATTAAATAAAAACTTAACATTATCAGAGTTTAATGGATCACTATGAACAGAATAATAACTAGATAACTCAGTTAATATAGTCTGTCTATCATTAACATACTTACTAATAGAGTCAACTTTTAATCCATTTAACTTTGCTAATGAAATGGCAATAGAAGCATGACCAGAAACCATATCAATATCAATAAAATCTAATTTTTTAAATATTGTATGCTTGATATATCGTGCTAATGGTATTAGAGATGTATTATTAATTGGATAAAATCTTCCACATTGTATATTACCAGATTTAACTAATTGTTTGTGAATGGTAGGTAAATACTCACCATCAGTTTTATGAACTTTAACATTCTTAAGAGTATTAGTTAACATTAGTCTTTGTTCATCATTATCAATGTATCCACCATCAATCATAAATTGACATAACTTAGAGTCTATAAACTCTTGAAATTCTTTACTAAAATCTTCATATTTATTTAATTTTGAAATATCAATTGTCCATCCATTTAAAAACTCCATTTCTATATATATATATAAAATAAATTATTCTTAAATTAAAATAAATAAATTAATTAATTTTTTAAATTAAAAAAGAATTTAAAAATTCTAAATCAGATTTTTTTTCTAAACATTTTTTATTATAATAATCACGACTTCTTTGTTTAACCTTTTCTTTAAACTCTTCATTATTTTTATATTTATTAATGATACTTTCATTAACTCTTTTATTATGTTTTTCTTTATTCTTTTCTACATATTTATATATTGCTCTTTTTTGAGCATCAGTATATGATGAATAAATAATTATAACTTCTTTTTTTGCTTCCATATTTTTCTAGATATATATATATATAAAATAATATTTAAATCAATTTTAAATAATAATTATTTATTTATTTATTTATTTTTAAAAAAAATTGATTCGATTTTTTAATTATTTATTAATTTAATTAATTTTAATTAATTTATTAAAATAAATAAGATGTCAAGTTACAAAGATAACATAGTAGAAATAATTTGTTCAGTTACTAATGATGAGTATTATAATGGAATGCCAAATGAATTTGCAATCATAGGATTACGTAATGGCTTAAATATGTATAAGAATGGAGGATTAAGAGGAAATATGTTTTATAATTTTAAGAAAGGATTAGAACATTTTAGTAATATCTTTACTGAAGAAGATAAAAAGATCAAAGTAACAATTAAACCAGAGGTACTCAAAGAATATCGTGAACGTAAACAAAGACAATTAAATCATATCATTGCTTTACCTAAAGAATTAAAAGGTAAATGTAATTGTTAAAATTAATTATAATTTATTTTAATTATATAATAGTATACAAATGACATCTACAAAACGAACAGATGAATCACTTTGGGAGAGGATCAAACAGAAGGTGATGTCTATGGATACTGCAGGGACGGCTGCAGGTCAATGGTCAGCACGCAAGGCACAATTGGCAGTAAGGCTTTACAAAGATGCTGGTGGTGGTTATAAAGGAACTAAGTCTTCTTCTAACTCTCTTGTTAAATGGACAAACCAAGATTGGACAACGAAATCTGGAGAGCCATCTAGCAAAACTGGCGAGAGGTATTTACCTAGAATGGCTATACAAGCATTGTCTGATAAAGAATATAAAAGAACAACGGCAACTAAAAGAAAAGATACTGCAAAGGGAAAGCAATTTTCAAAGCAACCAAAGGATATTGCTGATAAGGTAAAATACTATCGGTAGATTACAGATGGAAAGTTAATTAATACCAATATATATCAAGATCATCAACATAATATTGTAAAGTGTGAATATGCTCACATAATGTGAATACTCTTTGGATTTCAGTCAAGTTATAATCAAGTTCAGTCTTTTTATTATCACTATATACCATTTTAGTATTATTATCTGATAATGCTAAAGTATCTTTATTAAGACGAAATGTAAACTCATTTTCACCAATGAGTTTATTTTCTTTTACAATACGAACTTGTATTTCAACATCATGAACATCATGATCGCCAATAATCTCACCGTTTATACTATCTGTATCATCATCTAACTTTGTTAATGTTACACCATCAGTAGTTAAAAGCAATATAGTTCCATCAACGAGAATCTTTGAATATAATACACGATGTTGTCCTTCTAATTCTTTAGGAAATGAAAGCGTATTAAATAAAGCCTCTAATTCTTCTAGCATTCTAGATATATATATATTTATATTAAATAAAATATAAATTGATTTAAATAAAAAAAATTAAATAAAAATAATTAAATATGGAAAAATTAAAAGTAGGAAAAATTTATAAACTCATTGATAATACTAATGGAAATATCTATATTGGGAGTACAACACAAAAATTAAATCAAAGATTAAATGGACATAAATATGATTATAATAGATATTTAAATAATAAACATAATTATGTTACTTCATGTGATATTATTAAAAATAATGACTATAGAATTGAATTAATAAAATATGTTATTTACAAAGATAAAAAAGAATTACATCAAAGAGAAAGATATTATATTGAAAATAATATTTGCGTGAATAAATGTATTCCATTTAGAACACAAAAAGAATATAATAAACAATATAAAATAAATAATAAAGAACATAGTAAACAATATTATATTGATAATAAAGAATATCTAAAAGAATATGATAAAGAACGAAAGAAAATTAAATATAATTGTGAATGTGGAACTATAGTAAGTCAAGCTAGAAAAGCAAGACATTTTAAATCAAAGAAACATATTAATTTTATGAATATTAAGTAAATCATTTAGGATGTAATATATGATCATACTTTGAATAAATTGTCATTTGTGTAGCTATTGAATGCTTCATAAATGCGGCTATTATTGCGCGCTCTTCCATTGTTCTACCTTCTAATGAACTAACATATAAATTTCTTAAGTCATTAGGACTCATATCTTTAAATAACGGTATTGATTTTATTAATTTTGTAAAATTACTTTGTTGCATTATATTTGATCCATCTTGATTTGTAAATAGATAAACATAATTATCTTTGTCATCAATCTTATTTAAATAGCTATAATACTTTTTAATAATAGATACAAGTTGTTTATCTAGTTGAAATTCTAAGTCACTATAATGACGTTTTGTTTTATAATCAGTATAGAATATTTTACCATTACTTAAATCTAAGTAATTACCAGTTGGTTTATTATTATTTGCATTCATATATACTTTTAATGATAACCATTCACTAGGTCGTAATGGAGGAACAAGAGTATAGATACTCATAGCAATAAATTTAATTATAGACATTGTATGATTATCTGAAAGAGAATGTAATAATGTATTAATATCTTTGGTCTCTTTATTATATTCTTTTACAATTTCATCAAAATTATTATAAGGTAATTTCTTTTTTGGTTCTTCTTGAATAGCTTCAGATATTTGATCACTATTTTTAATTTTTAAATCTCTTAATACTTTAGGAATTTTAACATTTACTATCTTAAAACACATAAGTAAAGTCTTTAAAAGGTTAGTCTTCGTTTTATTACTATCATTAAAATAATCATGTAATAAATCAATATTATTAATGAAAAGATCAACATCAAATTTTCCAACTTCTCCTCCCACTATATTATTTAATTTTTTAATTGAATTTAAATAATTAATTCTAGAATTATTATTTAATTTTCCAGAATCAACTCTATCTTCAAAATATTCACTTATGATATTATAATTTTCAACTGGAGTTCGTTTTAATCTAATTGATATTTTGTCATCCATAATTTCTATATATATAAATATATAATTTTATTTATAAATTAAATAATATCTAAATATATAGAATAACAATGATTAAATTTACGATAGAACCAACAGAGTCTGATAATATCATTTATAAATTTACTAGTGATAGTGATTTTACATCTAGTAAAGATACTGAATTCAAAGAATTTATGGAAGCAATTCTTTTTGATAAAGAATGGAATTATAAATATGAAGAATGTGATATTGACAAAGATAGTAGTATTAGTATTGAAGTATCAGATAATAATATGGACTTTATTAGATTTTTTAAAGATGGTGCTAAAAAAGAAAATCAAATTAACCCATTTAACCTTGTATTTGAACGAATGGATGTAATCAATAAAGATATGGATGGTAATGAATTTGTAATATTACCAGTCAATAATCTTAAGACTGCATATGTAGATCAATTTAAGAAAATACTACATGAAGAAACAAGAAAACCAGACTGTCTATATTTCTATTTTTAAAATCATATAAATATAATTATTTTATTATCATATAGACATATATAATGAGTTATAAAATTAAATTAAGTAAACAACCAATCACCGATAATAAAGAAGATACAGTAGTTGGAAAGATAAAACAAGGAGAACATGAAGGTAAATTTATTAATATAGTCAAAGATTATATTGATGAAGATGGACTTAATATTAGTCTGACAAATGATTGGCTTGATTGGATTGATGAACATTATGAAATACCTATAAATAAAAAAGAGATTAAAGAAATAAGCTACGCAATTGCTAAAGATGAAGTACCAACAAATAGAAAGTTAAAAGAGATATATGATATGTTTAAAGAATCATCTAATAAAGAAAACAAAGTATCTATTAAAGGAAATGAAATAGAAATTATTCCATGTTTAGAACCACAACAAGTGGATAATTTATATGTCTGCGGAAGATCAGGTAGTGGTAAGTCAACATTCATTGGTCGTTATGTAGAAAAGTTTCTTAATCTATTTGGAAAAGATAGTCCAGTATATTTATTTAGTTCAAAACCAGTTAATGATGAACCTGCATATCAAAGCTTTATTGATAATATTCAACAGATCTTTCTTAGTAAAGATGAACTAGAACAATATGTAAATTCAGACGATGGTACATCACCATACGAGCATTTTGTTAATCGTAAAGGAAAATCAATAGTAATTTTCGACGACACTGAAAATTTAGAAAAGAAAGTTGAAAATCTTGTGAAAGTAATTCAAGGAAATATTTTAAAAACTGGTAGATCATCTGGGATTTTTACAGTTAATTGTAGACACATACTGAACAGTGGACAGAAAACAAAGGACTTGTTTGTAGAATGTAACAAATTAATCTTATTTCCAATGGGTATTCCACGTATTCATACAGATTATATGCTAAGTAAATATTTCGGATTTAGCAAAGTAGCAATTAATGAATTACTAAATACAAAATCACGTTGGATTGCAATTAGTTCTCGTGTTCCTCTTTATGTACTTGATGAGTACCGCTGTTACTTACCAAGCTTATAAAATTAATATGTTTTAATGTTTTAAAATGTCTTTGTTTTTGATATTGACATATTGATGATCCACATTCACAGTCATATTTAATTTTACTATATTCTTTTTTATATTCTTTGTAATATTCTTTATTATTATTACGATATTCTTTATCAGTTCTTGATGGTATATTTATATTAATGCATTCATTATTTTCAATATAATATCTTTCTCTTTGAAGTAATTCTATTCTATCTTTATAAATAATATATTTAATTAATTCAATTCTATAGTTATTATTTTTAATAATTTCAAATGAAGTACAATTCCTATCTTTACCATTTAAATAACTTTTATAATCACATTTATGTTTACTTAATCTTTGATTTAATTTTTCAGTTGTTGATCCAATATAGATATTACCATTAGTATTATCTACAATTTTATAAATTTTACCTACTTTTAATTTTTCCATTATATAATTATTTAAATATAATTTTTATTTTTAAAAATCAATTTTCAAAGAAATTTTTTATTTTACTATCATAATTTAATTTATAATGTTTAAAGGTTTCTTAATCTATTATTTATTTCACTTTGTGAAATTAAAGATCCGCCCTGCATTTCATCTTCTGAGTAGTCTTCATCTCCAGCGAGTCCACGGCCACGGCGATGAGCCATACGTCTATGTGGCATGCGACCACCAAGACCAAGTTTGCCTACTACGGTACCGATGGCCTTTTGGGCAAGAGGATGTTCAAGAGCGGCATTAGCAAGAGCTTTGTAGGTATCTTTGTTACGTTGGTAATGTTCATGAGCTTTCTTGGCTAGTGAACCAATTTTCCCGAAAATAGAACCGCCAACCATATCATCCTGTTCAAGAATAACTGGTGTTGCTCCATTAGTTTCAGCAACAACAGATGGTGTGACTAATCCTGTAGTTCCAAGATCAATAAGAACACCATTCTCAATCTTAACAAGATCTTCATCAACACACTGAACAAAAAGATAAGAGTCAGGAGCATCTGCTGCTAAACCGTTCCATTGAGCAGTAACTGTTACTGAAAGGTTCTGAAGATAAGCAGAACCAACTCCATATTGAGAACGATCATAACCAGTAATCATTTCAGCGGGGATACGAAGAACTGATCCGTATAATGAATAATCTTTAACTGCATCTAATGTATTAGCTACAGTATCAGCTTCAAATTCAGTTGAATATGATGTTTCAGTCCATCCCTTAATAGAACCTTGTTCAGCCATGAAATACTTGTATAAAGCATATTCATCAAAAGTAGTAAACTGACTAGGCTGATTAGCATATTGGAACTGAAGGTTAGTAATGTTCCAGCCTGGTGCGTCTCCAAAATTTGGTGGCTTAGCTGAAGCTAAAGTATCTGCTACCCAAATATATACAGCACGGTTAATCAATGTGTCTTGGAAATTAACTGTTAAATTAATTTGACCATTTGCACTTGGCTCAGTAAGCTGAGACTGAGCACGATTATTAAATGTAAGTGCTTTGTAAAAGCTAGTCTGAGGGGGTACTACTGGGTAAGGATCATATAACATATAATAAAGAATTGGGACTGCAGTAAAGGTTACATTGTATCCAGCAGCTAATGTAGTACCGGGTTGAGGTTCATATTTAAATGCATTACCGGCAAGATTAACGAGATTGAGCTGGATGAATGAACCATTAGCAACAAGACCAGAAATACAAGTCTCAGAGGCAGGGTCGAAGCATAATACACCATTGAAAACAGGTTCATATGATGTCCAACTAACGCTAAAAGCTCCACTAGCATTATTAGCAATCTGTGTATTTGAATATGCAGTAATCTTAGCTTGACCAAGACGACCAATATTACCATATACTGAAGTACCATATGCTCCAAGAGGATTCTTAACTAGAGCAGCTCCAGAGGGAGGAGTTAATCCAGCACCATAGATATCACACGAATTAGCACATCCAGACCAAGTTGTAAGATCCTTAAAGAATTCTGTATGACTAGAAATGGCAACAGCGAAGAAATCTTGACAAGCAGTCAATACTTGACCACCCCCAAGATTACAAATAGAGCTCTGTGTAGACTTAGCAAGGGGAAAGGCATTAGGAGCAGCAAGACCTGTTACTAAAGGAGATACAGTGTTTCCAGATGCATTAGCACAAGTACCAGTAAACTGATATTGACACTTAACAATAGGACAATTACCAAGAAGATAATTTTGATTTATGTTATTTAGAGGGAACTGTAACTGTGATGTAGAAAGTCCATTAGTAGACTGTACTTGATTATATAAAATAGAATTCCATGTCTTAGGAATAAGCCATGTTGGTTCTTCCTTAATTGAATTAAGCACAGCGAATTTTTTAGTGACCGATGGTTTAAATTGAATACCTTGAACTTGTGACATTGTATATATATTATATAGCAAAGAAAATATTAATATATTTAAATACTTAATTAATTAAATTAAAATTCTACAATTAAATAATTAATTATTTTGAGTCATCTTTTTTAAATAAAACTAGAGTTACAGAAAATAAACCACCATTTGCTTGAAGTGAAATTGGAACTAAAGTTTGATCTGTTCTCTGTACAGCAGCAGTAAGTCCTAAATTTCTTAAGCTTGTCTTTGTAGGACATGTTAATTTATTATCTAAAACAAAAGCACTATATTGAATATAAGGATTATTTGCAGAGCTATTAAGTCCAGCAAAATCTAAATTAAAAGCTATAAGCGCTTGAGTAGTTGGTAAGTTAGAATTACTTAATTCAATAAAAGGAATATATTGTGGTTCTATATTTGTTAAATCAGAACCTCCTGTAGTTAATAATACTAAACTATGAATATCAACTATGTTTGTTATAGTACTATATTCAGCAGTCATTACAAATTGTGTACCTCCAGCAGGTATAATAGGAATTAATGGATAAATTAATAAATTATCTAAACCATTATATGTTGGAGAATTTACATTACTATCTTGAATAAAATTCCATCTAAAGGCATCTAATGCTCTAGTTAAAAATCCATTAGCATAAATTTGATATCCTTTATTCCAAAAGTTTGTTGTAATTATAAAACTATATAACTGAGTAGTTGGATCAAAAGTCAATAAGGGACAATCGCCTACTGTTACTTCAGTATCAACATTTTCTTCCCATATTGTTATAAGAGCAACATTAACCATATCAACAAATGTTTGTATATTATGAACATCAAAATAAGCTAAAGGGAAATTTTGGCAGTTGAATCCATTAGGAACGCCATCAGTTGGGGGTAATGGATAACCATATGTATTTTCAGAAAGATATTGTAAAAATGCTGTAATACCATCACTATAATCAGCTCCTTCATTAA